CCAAGTTACTTGGGTGGAATGGATGGCAATGGTTCTGCGTTTAATGACGGTAGAACTGGTACTGCAATGATACAAGAGTTTAGATTTACAAAATACTGTGAAAGACTACAACAACTTATCATAGAAGAACTAGATAAAGAATTTAAGATGTTCTTAAAACACCGTGGTGTTCTAATTGAAAGCAGTTCTTTTGACTTGTCGTTTAATGTTGTACAGAACTTCGGTAAGTATCGTCAAGCAGAAGTAGACCAAGTAGCAATGAACGTATTTACGAGTATTGAAGGCGCGGATTACATCAGTAAACGTTTCGCAATGAAACGTTTCTTAGGACTATCTGAAGAAGAAGTCTTAGAAAACGCATCACTATGGAAAGAAGAACGTAATCTTGATGACCCTCTAGCACAAAGCGAAGACCAACTTAAAGGCGTAGGAGCATCTCCTGGACCTAGCGGCGGAGATTTTGATGCGGGCGGTGAAGACTTTGATGACTTAGATGTTGCAGATGAAGAAGAAGGTTCTGTCATATCTGGTGCTGAAAATGAAACTACAGACACTGATTCTGACGAAAATGCATAAATACATTAAGACGGGAGAACTAAATATCCCCATAATAAATTCATTCAAGGAGAAGTAAAATGGCACAAATACAAACAATAACTATCAGTAACGCAAATGGTACTGTATACGAATCAGCAGAAGCAATGTTAACTCAACTAGATGCAGAAGTAGACACAAGCACATCAGTATCTTCCTTAGATACATGGGCTGCTGAGGGAACACTAACACAGGGCGATTCGATACTTTCAGAAGACGGCAGAACTGTTACTATCATTCGAACATGGGCAGATGCACGTTGGGCTGATTTTAATACAATGACTTCAACTCCAGACTTCGCTGGCGCTGGATGGACGATGGTATCTGAAGATGCCTTGCATCTCGATGGCTTGACAACTCGCAGAGACGAGAACTTTGGCGAAGACTAAGATAATTAAAACAATTACGTCTTCTTTGAAGATAGGTAAGTATTAATATGAAATATATAGAAATAAACGAAAACTATTCTCCAGAAGAGGATGCATTTATGAGTATCGACCTTGACGATACTCGTAAAACTCGTTTGACTCTTGCACATCTTTCTAAATTAAGAAAGATAAGAGAATATAGAAAATATCAAAAATCCTCTGAAGCGGGCCAAGTTAAGCAACAATATGGTCCTGCTGACGCATCATCGGGTGGTGGTGGCGAATTAGAGTTATAATATTTGACGATTAAGTATAGTCTTTACAAATAAGAAAATTTACTAAATATCTTAGGTTACCAGCAAAACCTTCAAAAATTGCTCATTTTATCGTATATTCCCTATATACGAGCATAATCCCTATAAATAACTATGTATGAAACACACTTTATGTCATATTATGTGACATTTGTTTGTTCGTTTCTATAACCCGCCGCAATTGTAGTGGCTATGAAAATGATTTATTAAGGAGACTTATAATGTCAAGAAGTACACTAGAACAAGTGCTAGAATTGTTAATCAATGAGGAAACGTCAAAAGCGGAATCGCTTTTACATGACTTTGTAGTTGAACAAGCACGACAAATCCACGAGGATTCTCTTAACGAAAGCGACACAGTTGTAGAAGAAGAACTTGAGGAAATTGAAGAATCAGAAACTTTATCAGATGATATTGAAGACGATTCAAATGAAATTGAAAACGAAGAAATCTTTGACGATGAAGATATTTCAGATGATGAGGCTCTTGATGACTTAGAAATGAGTGATGAAGAAGCACCTGAAGAAGAAGAAATTGAAGACAGAGTAGAAGACTTAGAATCAGCATTAGCAGACCTAGAAGCAGAATTTGAAAAAATTATGTCTGGTGAAGAAGACGATGCTACAGACGAAGACGAAGAAATGGCTGACATGGAAAGCGAAATCGATTTAGATATTGAAGAGCCAGAAATGGAAGAAGCAGTAGAAGAATTTGAAGAAGCAGAAGAAGTTATTGAATCTACTGACGAAGAAGCAGTAGAAGAGGCTTCAACTGAAGATTTAGACGAAGAAGAAGAAGAAAAATTGGAAGAATATACTATTCCAGTTTCTGCTAAGCCTGGCGCTGACGGTGAAAAAGATTCACCAGTAGCAAAAGATGGTGGCGCTGACGAAAGTAAAGCCGCACCAGTTGGACAAAAAGATGGTAATACATCTGGCGGTTCAGCAACAGCAGTAGTTAAACCTAAAGGCAAGTAAAGCCTAAGTAAATATTATATTTGGAGATAATTGATGACCGTTCTTATTGAGAGATTAACACATAATCAAGCAAATGTAACATCACGAATCGTTGAAGGCGAAGAGGGTAACAAGAGTATGTTTATGGAAGGCATTTTCGTTCAAGGTAACGTTAAAAATGCTAACCAACGAGTATACCCGGTGAAAGAAATTGCTAAAGCAGTAGAAAACGTCCAAGGAAGAATCAAGGATGGATTTCCAGTGCTAGGCGAGTGCGATCACCCACCTGAATTGACAGTTAACGTTGACCGTGTGTCGCATATAATTGAAAACATGTGGATGGATGGTCCAAATGGCTTTGGTAAACTTAAAATTGTTCCTACACCAATGGGTAACATTATCAGAACACTAATCGAGTCAGGCGCCACTTTAGGTGTCTCATCTCGTGGTTCTGGTGAAGTTGACAACGATGGTAAGGTGAGTAATTATGAGATTATTACAGTTGATATCGTGGCACAACCAAGTGCCCCGGAAGCATATCCAAAAGCAATATACGAAGGATTAATGAACATGAATGGCGGCTACGACACATGGAAGTTAGCACAGAATGTTCAACACGACAAGTCCGCACAAAAGTACTTGTCAAAAGAAATAGTTAAGTTCATTAGAGAACTTAAACTTTAATAGAAGAAGGAGAACCAACAATGGCAACAAATGAAATCCTTGCTGGTCTTCTTGAGTCTGATGTTTTGAGCGAAGAAGTTTCAGTTCAAATATCGGAGGCTTGGGAAGCACAAATAAATGAAGCAAGAGAAGAGATAACGGCCGAGTTGCGTGAAGAATTCGCACAGAAGTTTGAACACGACAAATCAGTAATTGTAGAAGCAATGGATAACATGCTTAATACTGCGATTAAAACTGAAATGGAAGAGTTTAAAACTGACCGCGAACAACTAATCGCAGAACGTGTTGCATATAAGAAAGCAATTTCTTCACATGCATCTCTCCTTGAGAAATTCATTACTTCTCAATTAGCGTCAGAAGTGAAAGAACTTCGAGCGGATCGTGCGAAAGTTAACGAACATTTAGGTCGAACTAAAGAATTCGTTGTTAAACAACTTTCACGTGAACTCTCAGAGTTTCACAATGACAAGCGTGACTTAGTGGAAACTAAAGTACGCATGGTAGCAGACGGTAAAGAAATCTTTACCAAAACTAAGAACGCATTTATTAAACGTTCAGCAGAATTGGTCGAAAAGACTATCAATAATGCTTTACGTTCTGAATTGGCTGTTCTTAAAGAAGATATCCAATCGGCTAAAGAAAACGAGTTTGGCCGTAAGATTTTTGAAACATTCGCAGGCGAATTCATGACTTCACAATTAAATGAAGGCACTGAAGTTGCTAAGATTACTAAGAGATTAGGTGAATCTGCTACTAAGATTGCGAAGTTAGAAGAAACAATTACTGCAAAAGATGAAGCCATAACAAGCGCCGAAACTGCACAGAAAGTATTAGAAGACAGAATGGACCGAAACAAGGTCATGGAAAGTCTTTTATCACCTCTAGGCAAAGAAAAGCGTAGCGTAATGGTTGATTTACTTGAAACAGTAAAAACAACAAATTTAAAGACAGCATTTAAGAAATATTTACCTGCAGTTTTAAATGAGAAAGTCTCAACTGAGGCAAAGCAAACGTTAACAGAAGGCAAAGTAACAGAACACACTGGCGACAGAGGCGAAGAAGTAATTACTTCAGCACCAAAGTCACAGAGTAGCGATGCCAATATAATCCAGTTAAGAAAATTAGCAGGACTTAAATAATTAATACCAGATAAAGGAGAAAAAGATGGAAAATCTTTTCGAAGGAAATAACTGGGACACTACACGTGAAACACTTCTAGATGGTCTAGAAGGTAACAAACGTGATGTAATGTCTACAGTATTAGAAAATACAAAACAAGCACTTACAGAAAGTTCGGCTGCAGGATCTACAACGGCTGGTAATATGGCTACTTTAAACAAAGTTATCTTACCAATCATTAGACGTGTAATGCCAACAGTAATTGCGAACGAAATCATCGGCGTACAGCCAATGACTGGTCCAGTTGGACAAATTCACTCACTACGTGTTAGATATGCGGAA